ACATGGTGCTAGTCCGGTCCACGCACAGGCTGTGCGGGCACACCGTCTACCGCGTGAGCGGGAAAAGGCAGAGCATAGGAACATACGAGCTGAGCAGGGAAAAGTTCGGATTCGACGAGAACGAGGGCGCGTTCGCGAAGCTCTACACGTACCCGTACTCAAGGATAGAGGTCTCTGATGACAACGGACACACATCCGAGGTTAGGATAGAGAGCACAACCGGAAGAATTGGCATGGAAATGCTCGTCTCTGTGGCGTTCCCAGTCCTCGACTCAAGAGTGTACCTGACAGGCGTCGGCGGAAGCGGCTCCAACTCCTACGTCTGGAAGAGTCTGAACGGAATGGAGCTGAGACGCGAGGTGCCGAGTGGTGACTGGGACAGGCTCACGTTCCATTTCGACATACCCACGTTCGCGCTGTACATGGATGCCGAGACCGGCTACATGCTGGACAACTACTCAAAGGGGTTCACGAACGCGCAGCTGCACGCGCTAACCAGTTACCACTGCGCGGTGCGCTCGGCGAACCTCGGTAGGACGAACGGCGTAGCGTCCGCCGACACGGCACGCTCTAACTCGACGCGCGACGCGGGAACGGCGCAGACCAACGCGAACGTGCTTGCGCAGACAACTAGGACGAACACCGACAACCTCGCCACGGCTGCGCGTGACAACACGAACGCCACCATCGCTGCGGCGAGCGCGAACACGGCGGTGGCGAATTCCGCGTCATCCTACATAATGACGAACGGAAACACGTCCGCAAGATGGGACACGAACGACACGAACTGCGTGTCTATTTCCACGACCGAGAACAACAACCAGACCTCAATCGCAACCACAAAGAACACGAACGACGCCAACATATCAGGCAGCACCATGCAGGGAGCAGTCAGCGGAGCGATGGCAGGGGGCGGTAACCCGCTCATGGGTGCGATCGGAGCGGTTGCAGGCGGCGTGACAGGATACGTAACCGCAGGCATCAGCGCTTCGGCGGCGGCTTCCAACGCATCCCTGACGGCACAGGCAGCCGAGGATGTCACAAATGCCAACGTCAACGCGAACAACAACATCGTCTCAAGGCACATACAGACAGCGCAGCTGAACACGGAAAAGCAGAATGAATCAAGAACGAGCCAGACGGACAACAACAACGACGCCCTAGGGACGCAGCGCGACAACAACTACAGCGCGGCCACCACGAACGCGACGAACGCATACAACGCCAGCGTGGGCAACTCCGGTCGCACCCACGACACGGCAATCGCGGACGCGGACGCCACCAACGCTACGTCCGTCGCGAATGCCGACAAGACGCGCGAGATTGGCGTGCTCAACGCAAAGGAGACGCTGGAGACCTCTCAGAACGACTGCATGGTCGGCATGTCCGACGCGAGGAGGGGAGCGCCCACGCAGCTCACCGAGGTGTCCGGCGACGGCACCGGGATGTGCTACGGCATGAACGGCCTACAGATAAGGCTACGCGCGCAGAGCAAATCGGCGATAGCACAGACCGCAGCCCAGTTCGCACGATACGGCTACGCGCTGGAGCAGGTCTGGGACATCGAAAGGAGCGGCCTGAACCTCATGAAGCACTTCACCTACTGGAAGGGCGCCGACATATGGGTTGACGTGAGGAACGTCGCAAGCGCCGATATAGGCGCGACAATCAGGAGAATCTTCAGGAACGGCGTCACGGTATGGCGCGACCCGAACGACATTGGGAAGGTAGGAATCTATGACAACTGACGAGACCACCACGCAGGAACCAGCCAGCACCGAAGGAACCGCGACGGAGCAGCCCCAGAGAACCGTGCATGACCTTTTGAAGCTCAAGACGTTCCAGGGAATGACCGATGCGGAGATTCAGTCGCTAATCGACTATCACGTACAGAACGCGCACAACGACGAGGTGACAAAGCTCGCGCAGGCAACCGAGATTCAGACCATGAACGCCCAGTGCGCCGCATACGACGCGCTCAGGGATGACGCCAACTCGGTGCTCAAGAAGGTGCTCGCAGTGCCGCTCTCCCTAGGCACCGTGTCGCAGGACGGCACGGTCACGCACCAGTAGTCATAGGTTGACACATGGCAGGCAAAAGGATACAATCGACCGGAAGGGGAGTGGTGCCAGATGGGACGCAGGGGCGGAAAGCAGCGCAATGACGGCACTAGGAGACCGTTCTGCCACAACGGCTCCATGGAGCTGTGGCAGAGCGCGTCACTGAACAATCGTCTGTATCACTACTACATCGACGTTATCACAAAGATGGCGGTGAGCCGATTCAGGTGGCTCAACCTGCCGCCGTCATGCGACGAGCGATACCTCGAACTCACGCTCGTGAATCAGGGCATGGCGTCAATCGCGTTCCCGAAGGCCATGCCCGGTACGTTCCTGACGCTGCAATGCGCACCGCTTGGTAAGCCAGACATGTACGACCGCGCGGTGAGGTGGAACGCAATCGGCACCAACGGCACGCGCTACATGTGCGACAGAAGGCAGGGCGTGGTGGCATACGACAACGAGACGCGCTACCCGCTCATGGACGGCATCGAGCTGTACGCGAACGAGCTTGCCCACATCCGCATCACCAGGCGCGTCAACAGGCTGCACCAGCAGATTCCGTTCATCCTTACTGGACCGCAGGAGCGCAAGCAGGACATGGTGAACCTCTTCAAGCAGGTCGCGGGCGGGGAGCCTGCGGTAATCGGCACCAGCGACCTTCAGCAGATTGAGTACCAGGCGCTACAGACTGGCGTCACGTTCCTCGGTGAGGAGCTTGCCGTTGACGAGCAGAACGTCTGGGGCCGCGTCTACACGATGCTCGGAATCAAGAACACCACCATGAAGCAGGAGCGCCAGACGGAGGACGAGATTCGAGCGCAGGAGAACCCTGCATCGCTAATCGCGGCAAGCGCCCTCACGGAACGGCGCAAGGTGGCCGACGAACTCAATTCGCGATTCGGCGAGTACCTTGACGCACCAATCGAGGTCGTTTGGAGACAGGACAACGAGAGCGACAACTGGAACCTCGCGCACAACATGCAGTCCATAGCGAAGGCGGCGAACCAATGATTGACACCATCGAGCCATACGAGCCGGAGCCGGACTACCACGCGGTTGTGACCATACAGCTCTGCGAGCTTGTGGTGGATGGCTTCTGCGACAGGCAGCTCACTGACTGGGAGTGGCCGTCCTACAGCGTTGAGCAGGATACGCGGATCAGGGAGAAGCTTGTCGACCACTACTGGTTCCGCGAAATCTCGCTGGTGCCACCCGGAATCTGGATGCACGAGTTCATTCGCCGCATGAGGGAGATAATGCCAAAGTACATTCCTCTCTACAAAATCATGTCGGAGTCACCGGAGCTGTATGGCGGAAGCTCGGAGTGGTACAAGGGACGCGACATCTATTCGGACTTCCCACAGACGCAGCTATCAGGCGACAACGGAGACTACGCAAGCTCCGGCAACGACCGCGAGTTCCAACGAATCAGACAGGGAGACGTCATAGACACGGCAAAGCGGCTGACTGACTACAACGACGTTGACCTGATGATTGTGAACGACATGAGTCCGCTGTTCTCGTGCCTGCTCACCGTTAACACAAACAGCTTCTAGGAGGTGGTTCCATTTGGACCAGCTATTTCTGCCGCCAATGACGGAATCCCAGTCATGGAGCATCATCATGGCGTGTCTCATGATGCTCGCGGACATTGCCGTTGGTTTCGTCGGCGCTGCTGTGAGACACGACATAAGCTCGACAAAGATGCGGGAGGGAATCGGGCACAAGGTGATGGTGCTTGTACTGATTGCCGTGGCGTACCTGCTTGGTGTCGGTCTCGGTCACGTGAGCGGAATCGAGACCGAGATTCCATCCACCGAGGTGGTGTGCTGGTACGTCGTGGTGATGGAGCTTGCGTCAATCCTTGAGAACGTCTCGTTGGCGTGGCCAGAGTTCGCCGACACAAAGGTGTTCAGGTACTTCTCCACGTTCGCGGGGAGTGATGACGATGAAGACATGCTGCGATGACGGAAAGAGAATGACGCCGTACTCCGAGTTCGTGTCAACGACGCCAGCGCTGCCGTCGTTCTACTGGGACGTGTACAGCTCGGAGCAGCGAATCAAGGACATGTGCAAGGAGCTGAGCAAGCTCGCGTCTTACGGAACGTACCTTGCCGAGACCATAGACAGGATACAGGCGGTATCCCCGGAAGAGTTCACGGCATACCAGCAGGAGATGCGCGAGACGATTGCCAGCCTGCGCACAGAGATTTACGAGTTGTCCGTCGGTGTAATGTCATGGAACGCACAACACGGCAAATTTACGTCAAGCACACAAGCACAGCGTGACATGTTCAACGATTTGGCCGTTCATGCACTCACCATAAAGAAGCTGAACTCTCTTGAAATGACCGTTAGCGATTTGGCGAATTGTGGCCTTAGTGTCAGGGGTCTTGCGGTAATGAGCTACTGGCTCGTTGACAAGTTCGACCTTTCTGATGACTTCCAGGCTAAGTCTTCCAATTACACTACAAATGGAATACTTGACGCCACAAAGCTCAACGTGGCAAAAGTGCGTGATGATGGTACAGTATTCATACCCGAAGAGTTTAGGAGCTGACAATGGCAACAACCAACTATTCGCTTCCAGAGTTCTCAAGCACCGATTCTGTAGACCTAATTGGCGTGTACAATGCGGCAATGCAAATTATCGACACCAAACTTAAAAGCGTAGAGACTCAAATGGGAACTCTTAGCACAAAGGTAGATAACGTGCAGGGCTTCGCTCCTGATACGTCTACAGACAAGACGCTTACTGTTGCAAACCTTAATGGGGCAAAGGTAACGTCTTCTGGCATCATCTATTTCAAGCAGTCATAGATTGGAGATAAGCATGGCTAGTGAATATACACCGAACTACAATCTCGACCTTTACGCCGACAACGACAAGCCTAACCTGCGTGACCAGTACAACGGAGCAATCACAAAGGTTGACGCGCAGCTGCACGAGCTCTCGAATAACCTCGTTATCGTGACCGAAGCGACAGACCAGGCGAAGAACAAGGCGGCAACAGCTCAGTCAACGGCCGACTCGAACACAACGGCAATCACCGACGAGGTAACGAGGGCGAAGGCTGCGGAGCAGGCAAACGCAGGTTCTATTACAAAGAACGCAGGTTCTATTGCAAAGAACACAGAAGATATTCTTGCCATTAGAACTGCTACCGAACAAGAGATTGGTAAGCTCAAGCCTGCTGCGTATCTGGACACTACGCCAACCGTGGTTGACAGCGCCACTCTTATTCCGACCAGCAAGGCGGTGTATGAAGCGAATAGCGTGCTTGCAGCGCACTTCCCCATCAAATCCGATGACATTGTGGCCGGTGCCATCACGCGAGACAAGCTCGATGCCCAGGCGCTTGAGTCTCTGATAAAGGGAATCACCATCCGTAGATTCGACAACTCCGACAGCACGGCAGACAACACCGGACTGGTGGTGCCGAACAGCGAGGTAAGACTTGCAGGATTCTACCTTCCCGAACTCACAATGCTTGTGATTACTATTTTCCATGTGCCAGCGGAAACAACTGTGCAAAGCTTCTTTAATGATACGACTTCTTTTAGGCTTCCAAGCTACGTACCGCACACTACAGCTAACAACATAAGGCTTAATGGAATTGGTGTAAAGTCAAACTCTAGCAGTGATTTTGTTAACTGGACTGGCATCGGAATGAACAAAAACGGATATATTGGCACGAACAGCGGTGTCGCAAGCGACTACGCTTTGGACATGGCTGGGTCTGCGGTTGTATTCCTTCGCGCATATGGAGTTGCTTAGCCATGAGGATAGCGCAGGTTTCAGACACACATGGTGATACAACAGGCACGCAAAGCGCACTTGCAGCCATAAGGTCGATACAAGATATTGACCTAGTCGTACATACTGGTGACATATCAGGTAACACGTTTTCAGATTCAATAGAATATGCCGACATACTAAAGCCTTTTGCAGTGTGCGTTGGAAACCATGACATGTTGCTTAACAAAGGCGCGATAAACACTGGATACAGATGGGACTTGCAACCTACGCAGGGGGAAGCATACTGGAAGTATTTCAGAGACAACAGCGCTGGAATCACTATTGAGCCTGGCACCACATACTGGTACAAAGACCTCAAAGATTGCAGAGTAATCGGTATAGACTATACTGCGAGAAATGATGCGTATTACAACGAGTGGAATTGGCTTGAGAAACTGCTTGTAGAGTGTCTTTCCAACAATGTACCAGTGTTCCTGTGCTCACATCAGATATGCGAATACGCTATATTGCAGGAGACATGCGACTTCACGTATGACACGTACTTCTATGATTGGACCATGTATGCACATGATGTAGGATTTAGTGTGTATCCGTTCATGAACAAAAGCTACGAGCTTGTAACTGAATACGCAGAGCGTGGACTTAAGGTTATATGCTGGATTTTCGGACACGAGCACGCAGATGGTGCGTTCATATCTGGAAACAAAAAGAACAGATTTCCAATGATATGTTGTGGCAGCAGCCTGCACGACCAATACAACGACGTCTATAGGAGCCATACTTCGAACTATATTAGTGATGCTGTTATAAACCTATACGAATGGTCTACTGGAACGCAATCACTTTGCATCACAAGGATTGGGCCGACTGCTTGCTCCACTGGTAGACTGAGAAACATGATAGCATTCAACTATGACACGAGCACGTTCATCAGTCGAGAAGCAAGGGGGTAACTACATGCTATACGGAATCGACATAAGCAGCTGGCAGAAGGGCTTGCAACTGTCAACGAGTGACGCCGACTTCTATGTGATGAAGGCAACCGAGGGCACGAGCTACGTGGACAAATGCTGCGACCAATGGGTACAGTGGTGCATAGACAACGGAAAGCCATGGGGATTCTACCACTTCATGCGCCCCAACGGCGGCGTGGCTGAAGCCGAGTTCTTATACCGCAACACGCGGAACTACTTCACGCACGGAGTACCAATTCTTGACTTCGAGGATTCGAGCCTTACCACAGAGGATGGGGAAGAGTTCATCTGGCGCCTGCACGAGCTGACAAACGTCTGGCCGCTTGTGTACTGCAACTCGGACTTCATCAATAACCGTGGCTACTTCGCGCACAGCTGGGTGAAGGACAAGTGCGGCCTGTGGCTGGCTGGCTACCCGTCGCGCCGGACCGGCTGGCCCAGCGACGCGACGTGTCCCTACGCGCATGATGGCTGGACGCTCGCAATGTGGCAGTTCACGAACTCGCTCAGCTTTTGCGGAATGTCAGTAGATGGTGACGTTTTCTATGGTGACGAGATTGCATGGAATTTGTACGCAATGGGAGACAACAAGAAGGAGACAGTGAGCGACATGGTTGAGATTCCAAGCGAGGAGAACGCGGTATACAGGCTGTACAACCCGAACGACGGCCAGCACATGTTCACGGCAAACTACGAAGAGGCCATGAACCTGGCCAACTCAGGCTGGAACTATGAGGGCATCGCGTTCTACGCAGCCAAGGTCTGATTCTCGGGACCAGAAATCGAACGGCGAATTTTTTGAATGTGTGCCGTCCTCGGAGCGACCTTCCGAGGGCGGCATTCTCGTCTTTCTGCTGAAACCCGGGAAAAATCGCGAGCCGATTCGAGAACCATTCCGCGCCAGCGCGCGCGTGTATGGAGGTAGGACATAATGTAACAGCGTTATGTTATGGGATGTGTATTTTTCATGATTTATCGCGCTAATGGGTTTACATTCTCGTTGGCTTGTGATACGCGCGTGCATTGTACTACGCATGGGTACAAATATGTAGGAATTATGAACTTGATTATGCCACGTGGCATGATGGTTTTTGTGGTAAAGTACTTATAGCAAGCTCCGGCAAGCTCCGGCAACGACGAATGCGAGGTGATGAAATGACAACCGGTTACATGGATGCAAGTGAAGCGGCCTACAAAACTCTAGATTTTCTTGTGAACGTGTACGGCGCAGAATATGTGCTAAATGAGTTTTTCGAGTATATGGACACATATAAGCAAGTCGAATTTGTGCATGACTTTATCAGGTACCAAGACGTAAATACATCTGAAATGAACGACGATACCATACGTACTATCAATGAACACTACGAGAAGTATTGCTAAGGGAATGGAGAAAAAATGTTCATGCCAGATGATTGCGACGTAAAGCAGATTTTCAGAAACGACTTTGTGGATATGATAAACATACTTGTAACTGGTACAGAGTATTACAAGTTCCAACTGTACGGTAATGAGCGTTCGCAGGGCCCCAATTGGTACAATCAAGAAATTAAATACGCCTGCTTTGCGCGTGAGTATTTGGCTTTTATAAACGCGCTAGATAAGCAGCTTGAGCGCGAGGATATTTGTATTGTCTCTGGCGGCACATATGACAATGATTGCGTATGGGTTGTTTGCGCAGCGTAGAATGGAGACGGTATTGAAATCGTATACGACTACAGCGATTGTGAGGGGCGATTCTAATGACTAAGACACACCACACGTTCTATGAGGTACTAGACAACAAGGGCCGTCGCTGTATCCGACTTGACAAACGCAATGGACGCATTCTCGCAAGGTGGCGCGACGA